CGATAAGTATCTTTAAATTGTTTCTAATGCTTAATAAAATATCTCTTAATTCTGATTCACTCATTTAATTTTTCCTTTAAGATTTCACTATAAGCCTCAATTGGATTATAGTCTTCTATAGCCGTGTCGATAAATGGGCGGGCGGGAACATCTGTCACCGTCCCATCGTTACGCTCTATTTGATACCCTTCATGGACAAGAGCGGCATGATCAGCCGTGTAACCGATTACTTTATAGACATCGGATACATCTTCAATAAATTGGCTATTTTTTAGCTCACCTGTATCTACAATGTCCCGGGGTGAGCCAACTACACCGCCATTTTTTCGTACAGTCTCCCGTGGCCAGTTCCATTTAGTATCTTTTATCTGAAAGTTAATCTCTTGGGCAAATTCGCCCACCATCTCATTAAAAGACTCAATGGCTAATTGTCTTCCTAGATTCCAGTTAATCATTAAAAAATAGCTGTAAGTTATCCTTACAGCTATTATAGCAACTTTAGACTAACCGATTACGGATAGTCAACTCTTATGTCTCGTGGTGAGATATTAATTTGTCTTAAAGACTCAAACAAAAATAACTCATCGTTAATACGTTCTGTGGTTTGTTTACCAATAGTTTCTATGCCTTGAGTTAAAGAATCCGAAAAAGTCTTACAGTCTTGCGTGTAAGTTTTTTGAATAAACCACTGCCCGCAATTGCAGTCTTTCTCGTCTATTATGTATTTTACCTGAAAAGATATATATTTTAAGCCATGATAATTAATATCTGCCGAAAAACTTGAGTAACTTTTCCAAAACTTACACTCTCTTTTACTTGGACTAAGAACGTTTAAAACTTGGTCTTGAAACTCTTGAAATGACAGCATGATACTCCTGTTGATTTATTGACAATCCTAATAAAACTAAAACTTTAGTTGAATATTTCGCTCAATTTGAAGGCATATCAAAACAAAAGATTTGGCGTGTGCGTACTGCCAACTTTGAACATATTCCCTGTTTTCACTTAATAACCCAACTGACCAGCTTTGATACTGGCAAGAAAAGGAAATTATTATTCGACTGTCTGTAATGTTTGCAAGATACTCTTCTCCTATAAGAGTATCTTTATGTTGCTCAAATATCCAATTACAATGAGGAAACTTTTGCGTAACTACAGATTGAAACTCTTGAAATGATAGCATAATTACTCCCGTTGATTCGTTGCTGACAACTGATAACTGATAACTGATAACTGACTAATTGTCGCAGGCAACCCGAAAACCGTAGTCGAAGAGCGTTGTTAGATAAGGGATGATCCTGTCACGATTCGCACTGCGACAGATCTTCGGATCGTAGTACCAAGAACCGCCGCGCAGACAACTATCTTCGCACCACTCCCAAACATTACCACTCATGTCATAAAGCCCCCAAGCATTGGGCTTTTTCTGTCCTACGGGATGAGTTGTGTCATTAGAATTTCCATAATACCAAGCGTAATCTCCTAACTGATTATCATTATCACCAAAATAATAGCGAGTAGTTGTCCCGGCACGACAAGCATATTCCCATTCCGCTTCTGTGGGTAGGCGATAGGTTTTCCCGGTTATTTGACTCAATTTCTGACAAAAAGCTTGAGCATCGTTCCAACTAACCTTTTCTACCGGATTTTGTGGATTGTTTTTAAAGTAAGAAGGATTGGTTCCCATTACCTCTTGATATTGTTCCTGAGTAATTGGATATTTGCCAATCGCAAAACTGTTGACTTTAACTTGGTGTTGAGGCTTTTGATAATTTTGAGCATCAGGATCACTATCAGGAGAGCCTATGAGAAACTTACCTGCTGGTAAGCTCACCATTTCTAATGCGACTTGATTGGGTAGTTTTTCGGTCATCGTGAACTCCTTACTCTTAAATGTTTTGTGTTCTAACCCCGCAAGTTTAGCTAACTCAACCAGATCATCTGTATCTGCATTAGCAAGACGCAGGTATAGTTCTTCAACTTCTCGAATAAAATCTGCATCACTTATTTTTTTGCTCCTTCTAGTTTATAGACACGGATACATAACTTTGATGTGTCCCGCTTTCCGTAAATCAATTAACTGACACTGCACACGGAATAGCTGAGTTAAAATATTATGGTATGCAATTTGCTCTTGGTCGGTTATCGTGAACTCCTTTGGTTTTTTTGGTATATACCCAATATAACAGGTATATGTTTGGATGTCAAGTGTTTTTTTGTTTTTTTTTTTTCAACCGATAACGACGACATCTTTCGGCGTTAGTCATTGAATCAGGGTGGGGGGGTTTTCCTGCTGGATTACCGGTAAAGTGGTAATTGCAGCCTTTACAGCGATAACGCTGTTTTCCTGACACAGAGAACCCTTTTTTAGAGATTCTCTGTGATTGACATTTAGGACATTGCATTGTCATTTAATGATAGATGAGAATACTGTAACAGTAGATCAATCCATTGATCTTTGGTGTAACCTAACGTTTTCCCGTTAATGGTTGAAGTAATTAGTCCTATTTTGCTTGCAAGTGCTACTAATTCGGTAGATTTTAGTCTTTTAAGACTTCTTTCTGTTTTAACAAATAGTTGCCTGTGTTCGTGAGAACCAATAGTGACATTTTTGAATTTTTGAGCAAATTCCTTTAACGTGTTTAACCCGTTCATCTGTTTAACTCTTTTGTGTTTGTTGGTATATACCCAATATAACAGGTATATGTTTGTATGTCAAGGGGTTTGTCAAACTTTTTTATTATCTTTTTGTAGTTTGTAGATTTACTTATGGTTACACTGATCGCAGGACTGCCAAAAATCTCGGAAAATCAAGCTAATAAAGCAATCACACACTTTTTGACAGATGACAACTGATAACTGATTACTGTTTCACCAAATTACTGAAAAGATAGATGGGATTAATAGCTTGAGTGGACAAATAACACCGTTATTTTTAAACTCAATAACGTTACACTGTCTCATCCACTCAATATGATAGTAGTAGTAATGACCGTCTTTCTCGACAACTATTACTAGGTAGTATCCAGCGATTATTTTTCTTAGCGAAGAAAAACTTAAAAGTTTTTTCTCAGAAAATAACTCTTGATATTTTGCTTCATCCATAATCTTGTTTTTCCGTGTTTTGTTTGCTTGATTCTATCTTATGATATTCTCCCAGAAACGTCAACTATCTGGGAGAATCTTTTTTGAGCAAGTGTACTACTGATAACTGATAACTATAGGTTCTGGTTTGGCTTTTAATTGACTGTTTTTTAGTTGCTTATTTTCCTGTTCAAGTCGATAAATACGAGTATGTAATTGAGTAATACGAGCCGTCAAGCGGTTGATAATCTCAGATCCTTCTTGAATAGATTGAGTCAATTTAAAATTTTCCCGTTCTAAGTTTTCGGCTTTATCGAACTCTTGGTATTCTAAGTCAGGTTGACTTAACAACCAATCAACGAGAGTAACCTGTGTTTTTTCAGAGAAAGATAACTCATTATTAGTTTTTAGTTGGTTGTCACTTCTTCGATCCTCTTGTGGGATGTATTTGCAATGTTCTAAGCAGTCTTCATCAAACGATTTATCGTTAGACATGATTTATTACTTCCTGTGTTTTGTTTACTTTTCTATATTAGATCGTTCTCCCAATAAAGTCAAGTAGATGGGAGAATTATTTCTGAGCGTTTGTACTACTGATGACTGATAACTAGAAGCTAACTAATCTCTATGTCGTTAGCGTCAGCAAAGTCATTGACATCCATAAACCAGTCTGACCATTCATCAGGATCGGATAGATTGACTTTATCGACTGTCCACTGTCCATATAAATATAGCCCTGCTTTCCACTTGTCAGGATATGGATGCTTTGCTTTTTCGGTATCGTTGGGAGTAAGAATAAACTGGAGAATGTCTTTTCCCCATTTACCTTTTTTGATATTGTAAAGGCAAGACAATGCGTCAATTAAGTCGTCGCACTCTTGTTGGTAGTCAGCAAAGTTTTCTGGTAATTTAAATTTAGGTTTTTTAGCCTTGTTATCCGTCAGTTTAGGTTCTGATTTGGTTTCTAATTGACTGCTTTTTAGTTGCTTATTTTCCTGTTCCAGTTGATAAATACGAATTTGTAATTGAGTAACAGATTCGTTTAGAACTGTTATTTGATTTGTTTCTCTTTGCAGTAGAAAAACTGTGCATTCAAGATCATGTATTCGTTGCTTTAAGTTTTCAATCCATGCTTCATTGTACTCTTTGTCCTGCTTTAATTCATGAATACTAGCCGTCAAGTGGTTAATAATCTCAGATCCTTCTTTATTTTCACGCTGTCTGAGATTGTGCATCTCTTGAATAGATTGAGTCAATTCAAGATTTTCCCATTCTAAGTTTTGAACTAAATTAGTTAATTGCCGATTTTTTCCCCATAGTTCCTCATTTGAAATAGAGGTCTTAGTAATTGCATCTTCACCTAACAACATATCAACAAGCGCAACTTGTCGTTTTTCAGAGAAAGATAACTCATTATCAGTCTTTAGTTGGTTGTCAATTTCTTGATCCTCTTGTGGGGTGTATTTGCAATTATCAAGAGAATCCCACAAATTATCAAATTCAACACAGTTATCTTGATCATAGTTTTCTAGTGCGTCCCAAAGCTTTTGGATGTCATAATTTGCAACAAATAACCCTTGCGTTTTGACCGTAACATAATCACCGTTATCAGTGACTGACAATTTTTCTCCAAAACACTCTTGGTTAATTTGATTGAGGGTGCTTTGGAGCAACCTGATAATTGTGGTTTTTTCGTAAAGTTCGATATTTGAAGTCATTTTTTTGTCCTCTTGTGGGGTGTATTTACAATGATCGAAATAATCCCAAAGATCGTAACAGGAAAGCTCGTACTCTTCTTGACTAAAATTTTCTAGTGCGTCAAAAAGCTTTTGAGTGTCATAGTCAGCAACAGATAAACCCTGTCTTTTGACTGTAACATAATTGCCGTTATCGGTGACGCTTAGTATTCCGTGGTTTCCCTCAAAGTATCTTTGGTTAATTTGATTGAGATTTTTTTCGATATGCTTGATAAGTACCAATGTTTCATACTCGTAAAGTAACCAATCATCATTAATGGAAGTCATAACTTTGTCCTCTTGTGTTTGTTTGCTTGCATTTCTATTATGGATCATTCTCCCAATAAAGTCAAGTATGTGGGAGAATTATTTTTGAACGTTTGTACTACGTCTTTGTTTGTAACGTTGGTGTTGATCCTGTTTTCGTTTAGGATCGAGTTCTCGGTGTTCCAAGCAGTATCCAGAATTGTTACGGGTATTGAGTGCCGTAAATTCACCCAAAACTAAGCAGGCAGCACAGTATTTAGTTTCAGGGATAATTGCTTCTGTAGAAAAGTTGATTCCTTTTTTTGCGATTATCTGAGGAGGCTTATCACAGATTAAAGCTACTCTTGTCAAGGCTATGCCTGATAAAGAGTAATCTTGTAGTTTAACAAGACTTAAGTTAGTGTCAATGTTGTCGATTTTTTGAATAGAAGATTTTAAAACCTCAAAATCTTCTAATTTAAGAGACAAGATTAAGATCATAGTGGTTTTTGTTAGTGTTAATGTGAAACGGGGAATTATCCCCGTTTTGACTTAGTTGCTTGGTTTACCAAATGCTATAAAAGTGATAGCCGCCTTTTATAACCTCTACGCCGCTGAAATGGGCGTTATTGTGTTTGTAAGCGGCGTATATCTCTTTTTCCATCGGCAACTCTAGGGACAAATCAACTAAAGCCGTCACGCTGTAGAGTGTGTCGTGACATCCGCGAGCTAAACCCCCCGCAGGAACCTTAACTAGCTCTGAGACATAGATAGTGGTGTAATTTAGAACGTCAGTCATATTATGACCGTGTTTTGTCTGAATAGCTTTTGCTATAAAACTAGCAATTGTGTGACTTTCCCAGTACCATCCGTGGGGACCGATGTAATTATCTTCGTA